TAAATTGTGCAATATCAAATTCTGCTTTTTGTTCTATCTGTGCAGCTTGACCTTCTAATACTTCAGCACTTCTATTATTTGCTGCTTGATTATATTTACCAATTTTTCCTTGTGCTTGGTATTGCATCAAAGAAGTTCCACCTATAACTGCTGCAGAAACAGGATCAGCTAATGTTAATGGTCCTTCATATTCGTAAGAATCTTCTTCTATAATATTATCATTTATATCATAAACAATTTTGTTATAAATTTTCATTAGAATATCCTCGCATACATATATTGATCAGAACCATCAAAACCAAATTTTCTCATTAAACCTTCGTTCTCCAAACCTAGCCACTCTGCAAATCTTTTACCTTGAGCAAAATCTTTTCTAATTGCAGTTTGAACTCTTTTTATATTATGTTCTTTTGCAACTCTAGCAAAATCTTTTTTAATTGCTTTAGCTACACCTAAAGGATATTTCCACATATCGCTTGATGCTATAACCCATCCTTCTGCAACTTGACCCCAAATCATTTTCATACCCGCAGCAAAAATAGGTTTATCATTTACCATTCCTGTAAAAGCTAAATGATCTTGTTCTAAATTTTTAGCATCACCCTCAATATTAATAAAATGTCTGTCTGCTTCTAATATCTTATGATTCATTTGATATGATAATATTATCTGTCCATGTTCTTTTTTATAAGGTACTATATATAACATATTATGCATCATTTGTCTGTAATCTTGGGTATAACGATAAAATTGTAAAAGGTAAAGGTTGAGTTTGTCTAACAAATATAAAACCATCTGTTTCATAATTACCTCTAAACTCTACTTCTTTGTCTCCTGTAAATGGCGGTATACCTTCATCCATTAAATCAGCAGAACTTCTAAATGGTATTCTCTCTAAATTGTCTAAATCTGGTCCAACTTCTACACCAATAGTTTCAAACATTCTAACTGTAATATCATATATTCTTTTTGTCTTACCTTGTGATGTACCATTCTGTGATCCAGCATTTAATCTCATAGTTTGTAATAAAGATGTATAAGCTAAACCTACCTTAACATTTTTTGCAGAACGATCTAAAGTTATACTACCCGAACTTACAGTTTTATTTGGGTGCGTTGCACCATCTGCTAATATAGCAACAACTTGTCCTTCAAGGTGATCTAATCCAGATAATGTACTAACAGCACTACCACTATAACTTAATGCACTATCTAAAAAATTAAATGATGTGTTATCTGTTTCATCAAAATCAAATACATTTAAAAATTCTACATATCTTCTAGTAGCACCATTGATTGTTCTTTTTATAATAACATACACTTGATATTCTGTATCATCTGTTGGAATAACTGCTGCACTTTCAACTACTGCTTTACCTTCACTTGTTGCAGTTAATCTTGTGCTATCAAAACTTTTAATTGTTAAATATCCTGTTGCTTCATGTGCAGTTTCAGTAACAGTTACTACTGCAGAATTTACTGTTGCAGTAAAATTAGCATGAGCATTGATTGCATTTTTTAAATTAGTTGCTGTTGTATTATTATTAGTTTCAGTTTTAAATTCATTTGTTCCTGCAGTTCCTGTTGTAGAAGTAAAGTTTACAACTGTACCATCTGATTTTGTTAAAGTTAATTTAGTTCCAGTTGCAATATTAGCATAATCAGAAACTGTTAATGTTGCTACACCAAATCTACCACCAAAAATATGTCTATGCCAAGCAGTTACTTGTTGTTCTCTTTGATAGGTAAGTCCTACTAACTCACCATCACCTCTAACTCCATAAACAATTTGATTAGGTTCTTGTTGATATGCAATTTGTGTTAGACCCCCTTCAGTAATATGTTCGGCAAGGATAGTCATATCGGGAGCAATGTAACCATCTACATCAAAGTTATAAGCTAGTTCTCTAATTTTTCTTTTAGCACGTTGCAAAAATAATGTTGCATTACCTACAGCTATAGCATCTACATTTGCCGAGCCATGGTTAGATTGTTTTTTAATTAATATATTTGTAGGTGTAACTGCACTATCTGTACCACCACCACTTACTGTAAATTCACCTCCTGCTGTACCTATAATTAAAGTTCTAGTTGATGTCATAAATCTAATAGCATTAACTTGGTTAGATGCGATTGTATAAATGATTGCATCATCATCAGCTATTGTACCACCAATGTTTGCATCCATGTTTTCGTAATCACCAGACTTTGAAAAAAATATTGTTTGTGGTTGATTGGTTGTTCCAGCAAATACTAATCGTTGTTCAAAAAAGGTTACGCAAGAAGGATGACCTGTAGTGTCAGAAAAAGCTCCAAGTCTCCAATCTTCTGATGCAGTAGCTGATCCTAAATCTTTTATAATTTCTACTGTAATATTTGTTGTATCTGCTCTTGCAGTAACTTTCATATAACCATCTCTAAAATAAATTAATCTTCCAATGTCAGTTGTTAAAAATCCACTACCACCATTTATTCCTGTAACTGCACTAGCAACTACTGCAACTCCTGTACCTACTGTATGTGATGCTGGATTTAAAGTTGTTGTTGTTGTGTTGACATCTTGAAAAGGTCCACCTGTAAAATCAACATCTGTTAATGTCCAAGCAGTATGACCAGTACGAGATAGTTTTTCTACCTCATGTAAAGGATGCGTTATGTACATTACGTCTGCCGATTGTGCAAACTTAATATCAAATAGTTGTGCAGTAGTGTAAGGTGTTGCTAGTTCAAAAACTTTATTTGATATACCACCAGAACTGTAAGCAGTAAAACTTGAACTGTTTATATCAACACCATCTTTATCTTGTAATTCAAATGTATTGGTAGTTTTGTCTGCAACTAAAAATCTTTTACCATTAACTTCTGTCATACCTGCAACACCAGTAATAACTACTTCATCACCATTAGAATAACCATGTGAGGTTGCAGTTACTACAGCAGGATTAGCTTGTGTAATTCCAGATATAGTTTTATCTCCTTCTAATACAGCACCACTATCTTTGTACACTCTCATTTTTAAGTTTGAGAACTCCAACATATAAGTTTGTGTTGTAGAAAATTCAAAAGGTATTAATCTTGTTTTGTTTGCACTATTAGCAACTTCTGCTAAAAATGTAGAGCCGGGTCTACGAGCTGCTGAACCATGTGGGTATACTACTAAATTTTCTAATGTTGCACAGCCAGATGTATATTTAGTTAAATCAGTTCTACCATCTAATCTTGGCGATAGCTCACCACCTGTAAAGTTTGTTAGTTCAACTGCAACTCTAGCCATGGTTTAAAACCTTGAGTTAATAAATGTACCTGCGTCTATAACATCTGTCATGCCTAAATCTTGTTCAACATTTTGACCTTCTGTTGAATCTACAAATCTAGCATCTTTTAATTTATCTTGAAATAAATTATACATATTTGTTGCTGTAGTATTATTAGAAGTAACTGCAAAAGCAATATCAGCAGCTAAAGAAGCAGATAAAGTTTCTCTTAATAACTCATCATACTCGTTAGGATCTGTAATTCTAGCAACATATAATATTTTCATGGTAGATGTATTACTTAATATTTTTCTACCTTCTACTTTGTAATTAGAATCATAATCTAATATTCGCAGCAACCTTAAACAATCTGATGGTAATGTATAAGCATAACTAAAACCCCATGCAGGAGCTGTAGTGTCTACTGCTAGTTCAACTCTTTTCTGTAAGCAGTTCCAAGGATGTGTTCTAAATAAACCATCTCTTACTTGAGTATATCTTGAGTTGCAAAGTCTTGCGTTTTTTGAATCTTCTGTAAGTGAAAGAATAGTTGTTGCACCTAACTGGTTTAATGCTCCATTACAAATGTCTACTGTTGATGCCATATCATTTCCTTATAATATACTTACGTCTTATTTGTCTATCTTTTTCTAACGCAAATATTTCTTCTGTTGTCTTTTCTTGTTTAGTATCAAAGCCATTATGATATTTAGTATCATGTTTAAACCTATCTACTAATACATACCTATATACATAATTATCTTTTTTAAAATGTAATACAGGTTTTAAATCTTGTATCTTTTTCATGCACTCTAGGCGGTTTCCACTCTCGCTTCCACCGCCTAAAATTTTATTTATTAATTTACTACGTAACTAATGTTCCAAGCCATTGTTCCAGCAGTACCACCAGTTGCAGAAAAAGTAACTGCAATATAGTAATATCCTCCCGGATCTGTTGTATCACCAGCTAGTTCGTAAAGTTTTTTAGAACCAGTATTTAAGTCAGCAGCTTCAAAACGAAGGTCTGCCAAAGCTGCAGGTACATCAACAGCAGTAGCAAAAACATCTTCGTCTTTAACTGTACCATCTGTTTTGTAAATACCAACATTGTATTGACATGAACCACCTAATTCGTCTGCACCAACAAAAAGTTGTGTTACAGCTGCATTAGAAGGAATAGGTGCTAACATAACAATATCGTTATCAGTACTGTCTCCAGCAGCCAATTCTACTTGTCCATGAGCTGTTCTTAAAACACCAGCTAATTCAGCAGCATTGTTTGCAACCTGAGGAGTAGCTTCAAAGTTAGCTACTAGGTCTGTATTTTTAGTTGTCATATATATCTCCTATTATGCTTCTGTGCAAGTTATTGGAACAACTTTTGCTTGTTCCATTCTAGTAGCTCCAATGCTCATGCAGTAGTAAACTTGAGTAGCATACGATTTGTCTGCTCTCTCGTCTATTCTTGCATTTACATCTTTACCAACTCCCAAACAAATACCATCTTGTGCAAAAGCTATAACAGTTCTGTCATTTCCAGATTTTGCAAGTCTAGTAGATGTTGTGAATTTAAACCCAAGAAACGTATCAACTTCACCATTAACCAGTGCTTTCACTGTGTTGAAATCAGAACTCGTTACTTCAGTTGTTCCTAGAAGGTTAGTAATTTGCTCAGGACCACACACTATGTGTCTAGGGATTGAGGGATCAACACTAGCTAGATCAAGAAGCTCTTTAGCAGCTCTTAATTTACTAATGTTTAAACCTGTAGTTGAGCCAACACTAGCTGCAATTGCAGTTTGTGCAGATTCACTTGTTGCACCTGTTTCACCAGTAAAGGCAGTTCCAGTTGCAGCAGCGATAATAACATCATCCATTGCTCTTCCCATTGCGAAAGCAGCGGCTTGTGCGTAAGATGATGTAGGGTCAATTAAGAGCCTTACTTTGTCTTGTTGATCAATAAGATCAGCATACTCGTAATCAGCTAAAGATACTCTTCTTCTTGAGTGAGGAGTGTCTATTTGCGGAGTGTCTGAGTGTCTGCTAGTTTTTAACTGAGCAGTTACTGAGCCAACTTGATCAAAGAAAGCATTTTTTCCAACAACGCTTTCCTGTCTGACTTTGTCTCTTAATAATGATCCCATTTGTTGAGATAACATTTGTATGTTAGCAGAATACTGCTGTACAAATGCTGTAGTTATTTGTGATGACATAATTGTCTCTCCATTATTAT